TCTATACTTTATGCGCCTATCCGGACTTAACTCAGAAATAGCTGTGCGTTCAGCGGACTCCCCGGAAAGTCTCATAGGCGAGGGCATAGATTATTTGGTAATAGACGAAATGGCTCTCATATCGCAGCAAGTGTATGAGATGCTATTAAGACCAACTCTGGCAGATAGGCAAGGCTGGGCATTATTTCTTTCCACGCCCAGAGGTTATAATTATTTTGAACAACTCTATCGTCAAGGTGGCGACCCAAAGCACCCGGAATGGGAAAGCTGGCAAGTACCGAGCTGGCAATCGCCATTCTTCAAAGATGACATAGAAGAATTAAAAAGGACAATGACTCGTGAAACATTTTTACAGGAAATTGGTGCTGAGTTTACCAGCTTTGCGGGAAAAGTATTTGACTTCGACCGCTTTACCCAAGTTAAACCAACACTCAAGTATGACCCGCAATTACCGACATACGTCAGTATCGATTTCGGCTTCAGAGCAAGCTGCGCGGTTGTTCTACAAATACAAAACAACCCAGATGGCCTATCCACGATTTACCAGATAGATGAAATTTTTTTAGAAAATTGTACAACGGAAGAGCTTGCCAAACTGGTCAAAGGTTTACCATATCATGTGATCGCCTATTTTGGCGACCCAGCTGGTGCGGGTTCTAATTTGCAGACTGGTTTATCAGATTTTCAGCAGTTTTCTAGAAAATATGGAATAAAGATACGTTGCCGAAAAGACCGCCACAATCGCGATGTGATCAATGGCATCACTCATGTTCGCCGCTGGTTTGAAGATGCGAATGGAGAAAGACATTTCTTTGTAGCAAAACGGTGCAAGAAATCCATTCAGAGCTACGAGAATTATCGCTACCCGGAACATAAGAAAGATCAGCAGCTAAAAGAGATGCCATTAAAGGATGGCGTAAATGACCATATTGCAGATGCTTTGCGTTTTGCAATTGTAAACTTATTTCCTATTAGAAGTAGAACAGCTGGTGTAATCGATTGGTAATATTACAAGATCTAAGTCAAGGCGCGATACAAGCGTCATTAAAAGAACAACTCTCATACATTGAGGACGAGCGTACCAAAGAGCGCGACTATATGCTTGATTGGTATGAGGGTATCAATATTGATGATTATGTAAGTAATTATTTTAGTGCAGAAACGCTTAGACAAGTTCCTACACTACATCAAAACATCACCAAACGCGTAGCATCTTTGGTCGCTATGACCTATATGCGCGCACCAAGACTTCGCGTTGATGAACGATATAAAGAATTAATTGATGGTTCTAGTTTACAGGCGCAGCGCAGATTACTGGAGCGTTTGACATTTTTACTGGGGACTATGGCATTTCGTTCTTATTGGGATGAAAGAGTAGGCAAGATAAAATATCAATCGTTAAGTCATTTTACCCCGCTGTTCATTGCGGGTGATAGTCGTGATGAGCCAGTTGGAGTGATGTACCCGATAGAATACCAAGGCGATGCGCGACTAGAACGACCAGTACACGCAGTGTGGACCGCAGATCGTCCGGGTCAACCGGGAATGCATTATCTTGTGGATGAACATGGCATGAAAATATCTGTCAATCCAGAGGATAGAAATCCATATGGTCTACTACCTATTACATTTTGTCATCGCTACCCGCCAATAAGAGACTTTTATTCTGGAAGCGGAGCAATGGATGTCGTTTCTGTGGACCTCGCCGTAAATGTGGCGCAAATTGAGTTATCTCTTGCTGTAAGGTATGGTGCTATGGGTATTAAGTATATTACCAATATTGACGATGCATCTCGCGTACAGATTGGAACTGACAAATTATTATTTTTGCCTACCGATTCTGATCTAAGAGTAACCTCGCCCGGTGGTTCTCTCGTAGAAATTATCGAAAGCACCAGATTTTTAGTGGAATCCTGTTTAAACAACAATCACATCCGCGCAAAATATGCTAGGAACGATTCTGGAAATGCACCGTCAGCTGCAAGTCTTGCGATCATCGAAATGGAGAACATGAACAATCGCACTGCAATGACCGAAGATACATGGCGGCCTTGGGAGCATCGTAGATACGAAGTAGATCGCAGAATTTTACAAGTTGAAGCCAACGCCGACCCCGGACCAGACTACTCTGTAGACTTCTTAGAACCTAATTATGCTCTCACTCCAGAATCAGAAATTGCATTGTGGTCATTTTACTTTGATCGTGGATTGGCAAGTCCAGAATCTTGGTACTTATATAAAAATCCCGATGCTTCGCCAGAAGAGATAGCAAAATTTCAAGAGCAACAGGAAGTACAACAACAAGACCAGACACCCCAGAATCGTTTACTTAATAGATTACAGAGTTAGGTATGGCGGTCATAGATGATGCTACATCTAGCTATCTAAGATCATTGGAATTCGCAGAAGATGAGTTTATTAAAGACATACAACAAATGGAAGAGGATGGCTTATCTGGAGAAGAAATACTGGCGGCTCTCGCTGCGCTTAATGTTGCGACCTATTTTGTTGAAGATCTGGGCATGGCTGCCGCGATCAACACCCAGATGGATTTCACGGAAACTCTTCTTGATGATCTGCCGTTTTTTGGGTCTGTCACGGAAAGACAACTTGTGGCTCTCCAAAATGTACAAAGATCATCCATCTTAAAATACACAGAACATCTTGGCGAGCTTGTACGACAAGAGGTAATAACAGGAACGCAACTTGGACTTTCTGCGGACGACATAAAAGATAGATTAACACGTTCCATAAATGTCAATAGAGTAGACAACGTTATCGAGACAGCGATGACAAATTATCAGCAGCAAGTAATATTTACGATGACAGAGGGTTTACCCGAAAATCAGAAATATTATTACGAAGGACCACTAGATAAAAAAACACGCCCGCTATGTCGAGAAATACTTGCAATGCAGCCATTTACTCGCCAAGAATTAGAATCGCGCTTTTCTGGGGCATTTACCGATAGAGGTGGCTATAACTGCCGTCATCTCATTATACCAGTGTCAACGAATGAGGAATATAAGAAGACGCGCGGTCAAGCGCAGAAAGAGATAGCAGCTGTAAAAAAAGCTGGTAAGTACAGGAAGCCAGAAACATTAAAAGAGTATTATGAGCGTTCTAAAAATTAAAGAAGTAATGAAGTTCACGCCATCGAGCCTAAAAAGAATGGGCGAAGAGTTGGCTGAAACACATAAGCAACAGGCACAAGATGGAATTGATGCAAAAGGAAATCCATTTTCTGTTTATACGCGATTATATAAACGTAGAAAAGCAGCTGGCAAAGCTGCAATAGGTCAAATTAGCAAACAGACCAATCCAGTTAATTTGAAGTTGACAGGAGCAATGTGGAGATCCTGGAAGTATATAAGAAGTAATGTATCTCAAGAGTTATCAATTGATTATGGGATTGAAGACACAGATCAAGCAAAAAAATTAACAGCTTTGCAAAAAGGACGATTCGGCAAACCTAGTAAAAAGAGCAAGGTCACAATTAGAAAAGATAAAGCGCGTGTGGTTGCAAAGAATCAAAAAGTAGGACCAGAAGTAGAAGACCGAATTGCCTTGTTATTTGCGCGCAACATTGAAAACAATTTAAAAAAACTTACAAACCGACCAACGATCATACGAATGTAAAAGGGGGACAGCATGTCCGAAGAAGCAACCGTACAAACGGAAGCACCGCAGATAGCGGAAGGTACTCGATCGCCTGTAGAATCAAAAGTATCGGTAGAGGTAAAACCTCAACAGGACGAGCAAGCCAATGCGCAAGATGTAGGCAAGCTCGTGGCAGACAGCCAAAAGTACAGAAAACGCGCCCAAAAAAGTGAGTTAGAACTCGCAAAGTTGCAAAAGCAAATTGAAGCTACTCGCCAAAAACAAATGGAAGAGCAGAACCAATGGCAGCAACTGGCAGAAGAACGTGCAGCAAGACTTGCAGAGCTTGAACCGATCGTAGAGATGGCTCAACAAGATGAAGCACGCATGAGAGAAGAAATACTCGCTGATTTAAGTGAAGAGGATAGAGAGGTATTTGGTGACTTACCGTTATCAAAGCTTCGCGCTCTTCAAGCCAAACTAAAACAAACTAGTCCGCGTTTGGCCGTTGCGAACAATCCCGCTGTATCTGCAAATGAAATTCCTCAAGATTGGACAAGTATGAATCGGAATCAACGCGCAAAGAATTGGGATAAGATCATAGCGAGCTACAGGCGGACTCCAAATAAATAAAAGGAGGCCAATTCATGGCTTATACCGCTTTTAGTGGTGATGCAACCCAAGGTACTGGATCGCATTTAGATGTATTTATTCCAGAACTCTGGGCGGATGGTAGGATATGCCGTTAACGTAAGTGATTACGTTAATTATGATTGCGGAATTAAGCGGGAAATCTAAGTGCAAAAGCATAAGACAACCCGAACTGAAGATCACACAAAGTGTGACCAAGGGCAGAGCATAGCTGGTGAAAAGATATAATCCAGCCACGAGTCCGCAACTACTCACGATAGTAGAAAAGATATGCCGATACTCTACAGAAATGTGGAGAGTTAAGATAAAAAACTTAACATAACATTTGATTTACCGCTATTTTGAAAAAAACCTTGTAATGAAACCATTTTTCGACGACTATAGTAGTCTTGTCCAAGGAAAATCTGATACATTACATATTCCTACAGTGCAAGAGGTTGCAGTCAGTGACAAAAGTGCAAATACTGGTGTTGCTTACTCTGTTAACACTGAAACTGATATCGATCTTTCAATTGATCAACACAAATACGCAGCTATTAACTTGGCGTTTGCATAAGTAATTATGCTTATTACTATCGCGGAAAAAAACTGGAAACCTAAGTCGCAAGATAAGGCAATCAGAGGTGAAGGCGTAAGCCAGCCGCAGAGACTAGGTAGTGCAATAATCTACCCACGACTCCGCGACATCCAACTGGATGAAGAGATAGTCCGATACTCCGTAGAAACGCGGAGAGCCTAGATAAAGAACTAGGCGAGAACGATTGAAGCTATTTGAAGATATCGCATTAGTGCAAAGTAACGAACCTCTGTTTGACAAGTACGCACAGTCTATGGCTTATGGACTTGCAAAAGCTGTCGACACCAAGATAGAAGCATTGCTTCAAACCCTTGGTACGACTCAGACATTAGCAGCTGACAACAGTATGTCTAACGCTGATGTAGAAACTGCGCTTGGAACGTTAATGTCAAATGACATTCCAAAGGAAGAGTGTGCATTTTTTGTTAACCCACTGATCTATGCAGATCTATTGAACTCCAAAGCATTTATAGCTGCTCCTAATAGTCCAGCTAACTATGCTACTTCTGGTTCTTTAGGTAATATAGTTCCAAGTGGATTTCAAGATAACTCTGTCATGCAGACCGGAGAGCTAGGAATGCTTTTCGGAATTCCGGTATTTGTAAGCTCGTTGATACCGACGACAGCTTCAACTGGAATTGAAGCAGCGTACTTGGTACACAAGTCTGCTGTAGCAGTTGCTGTACAACAA